TACAGTAAATAGTTATTGTCTGCAGTACGCACTATGTATCGAGGTATGCCACCTTTTGTAAATTGCGTGACCGTACTTCCATTGTCGTGTGAAGCAGCCGTTGTAGAACTAGCTCCTCTGGTACACCCAGTTAATGTATTTGTGCTAATCCCAGTATATGAAATTTGTTCATTGCCTACATATATTGTACCAGTACTATCAAAACTTGATGCACTAGTTAGATCTATCTCTGTTTCAGACGAGTCTATTGCTTCAGCAGCAGTAGTAGAATTAATTTCATCTTCTTGCGTTATGTAGTTATTTATATAGTCATTGTAGTTTAAAACACCTAGTCTACCACCACTTGTTCCTAGATCACTATCTTTAACTAAACGCACAGTGTTATAGTCTACTGTTTTAGTGCTAGTAGGTAAACTATACCTAACTACACCTGCTGTTAGTGTTTGTGTTTTTGTAGAATGGTTAAAAGGATAGTTAAATTCACGTTGATTTATGTAACGTACTGTTTCATTAACTGCATTTTGAGCTTGTACTTGTATGCCTCTAGCTGAACTAAAATTAGATGAAGTTAATTGAACCTCATTCAATCTAGCTATTACTGAATTTGTTAAACTTAAATAAGTGCCTGACATATGTTCTCTTTATCTAAAAAGGAAGGGCAACTTAATGCCCTCCCAATTACTAAGTTTATGCTAATTGATCTCTATCAACATCAGCAGCTTTACCAGACGCTCCTAAGTCGTTACAGTCGATTATGCAAGCGTAAGCTCGTAATCTTCCTGTAGCAGGAGCAGCACCTGCAATTTTACAATCAATCGTATCAGTAGATGACTGAAATTGCGTAAACAAAGACGCAGCACCTGTGGTAACATCATTAGACTGTCCGTTACTACCTTCAGCACAGTAACCTGTGGAAGTAATATCAGCACCGTCAATCATGTCATCACCTGCGGCAAAGTCCATGTCCAAAGTACAGCTTCCAGTGAAAGCTTTCTCTACTTCAGCACCTGCGAATAGCACTAAGCATCCTGCAGGAATTTCAAGTAGTTGAAAGATGTCACCATCTGCGCCTGAATACCCTGCAGCTACAAGTGCGTCAATGTCCAAGTAAGCTTGAACCATACGCATTGCGCCCATACCAGTTTGAGTTGGTAGAGTTGCTATAGAGTTAGAAGATACACCAGTGGTATCTGAAGATGTCATATCATAAGTTGCCATTAGTTATCTCCTCTAGAAGCCAGATACATAATATGCACGAGATAGAGCCTCTGGCTTGAGAATCTTTCGTCCATATAAGTGCATACCACGAACAATGTCAGCAAAGCTGTCAGGGTCACGGTAAGACTCGGTCTTGTTTACTTGCTCCGCAGTTGCAACAGAAGAACTATGACCTGCACAGATCACACCAAAGTGTGTAGATCCTGTAGCAGTAGCTCCAGTTGCTCCGTTGCCTTTAGCAGGAAGGTTGTTAGACATATAGACTTTAAACCCATGCACATTGTTGAGGATCAAGCCGTTTTGTAAGCCGTTTCCACCCCAATCTGATTGGAATAGTCTTGAGTCTTCGTCCTTCATTAGCTCTGCAAAAACAGGGTCAACAACTAACCAACGATCCGATGAAGGAACATACTGTTGGTCAAGCTTTCTTGACATTCTTGCAATAACAGCTAAAGGAGTAGCGTTAGCAGTTGTCGTGTTCAATGAGTCACCACCTGCACGAGGCTTAACAACAATAGAGTTACCTGCAGTACCACCATTGAAATCATTAGCGTCAACTAGCATGGAATCAAGTAGTTCGTCTGATCCTGCACTAGAGACAGCTTTTGTTCCAGATACGGTAGTGTTTGCGGCACTAGCTACTGAGTTTAAGCTTGACTGCTTCCATCCTGATAGATAACCAAGAACTTCTTGGTCAAACTGGTCAGATAGTCTGTAAGCAGCACGATTAGATGCCATTTCACTGAAATTGACATGTGAGTGAGCCTCTTCAATGTCATCAACTTTAAATGCAAAATAGTTTGCTTTGTCAACAACTAGTGAAAAGTCTTCGTCATCGAGGTCTTGAGGCGAAATTTGTGCGCCACGAGCATACTCTTTGACTGTGATTTCAGGTTCTTTGATAATCTTCACGGTATCACCCATTGCAGAAATCTCACCAAAATAATCGGAATTGGTGATTTCCTCTACAACAGACTTTTTCCTGAAGGCTAATTGAACCTGCTTAGAATAGATTACTGGCGAGAAATTACCATTAGGTAAATTGCCGTAACCTGCTGCAGTTTTAAAAGCCATATTAAATCCTCCTTATATAGGTTAAGCTAGGCTTATGATTATAAGCTAAACATTCCTGATAAGGGCAAAGCGTTAATAAGGTGTAAGAATTTAAATGTTGCGCTACACGTTAATTCTTAGGCTCATACGGCTTTGGTGAGCTTTAGGGTATCGTTTGCTTGAAAAGCATACATCCATAATTAGACGTATGCCATTAGTTATAGTGATAAATTGCACATTGTCAATAGTTTTTTAACGTGCAGCACCACTAATATCGTATACAAATTTTCCTGATCGAATAGATTCCATTATTTCCTCAGAGTGTTTTGCATATTCTCTATTGGACATCTTCTCAACTTGAGATTCCGTCCATTGTCCTTTTGTGTCATCAGAAACAGGTGCTGACCTAGATCTGGTGTTTACAGCAGAAGCAGCGTTTTTATCGCTTTTTGATCTAGACTTAGTAATGCCTTTGTCTGACTTATATAAATCAATAACCCTTGCTGTAGATTTAGCATCATCTGCATTTTCATATAGAGCATCTTGAACCCATTTAGGTTGTGCTTCAGCCCAATCGTGAAACTCATCTGATTCTCTTATGTCAGCAAAATCAGGATGTAGAGCCATGAGTTCTGCTTCAGCTTTATCTCTGGTAGCAGTATAACGCATCTCTTCGATTTGTTTTACTCTATCGTCAAGTTCTTGAGATCGCTCTTGCGCTTTTTTGTCAGCTATTGTCTCAACTATTGATGCGACATCAGGGTACTTTTTTGCCCATGCTTCTATCTCTTCGTCAGATTTAGGTAAAACTAGTTCATTTTTAGTAGCTTTATCTAACTGTCCTTCAAGAGCTTCTATACGAGATTGGAACTCCTTCTCCTTAGATGCCATATGTCTGCGTATGTCACCATATCTTTTCTTAAAAGATTGCTCTTCTTTGCTGAGATTCTTGTCTTGTACCTCATCTTCTTTGCTTGTCTCAGAAGACTTTGTATCTTGCTGTTCTTGAGTTCCTTCTTGAAGCCCTTCTCCTTCTGATTCAGAAAGAAGTTCTTGAAGTTCCTTTTCGTCCTTCTCGATACGTTCTTGGTTTTTAGTCTTGCGTTGACTGACAAATCCTGCCGTTTTTACTGGTTGTACTTCTGCTAATTCTGCCATTTTAAGTTACTCCTTTTGTTGGGGTTGACCGCAGTGGTCAAGTAGCCATAAGGTAGTGTCATTACTACTTTACGATTTCTTCTTCTTTTTAGTAGCTCTCCTCTTTACTAGTCCTCCAGTTGCAAATCCGCTTCCTCCTATATATCCTTTACCTGTTGCTTGACCTATAGCTGTTTTCTCTTCTTTAGAATCTTTCTCTACAGTTTTTTTCTGTCTAGCTTTCCAAGCCGCAACATTTTTATCTATACGTTTTTGTCGTGCAGCTTTTTCTGCTTTAGATTCTCTTTGTCCTTTAGGTTTTATTCCTAACTTTTCTGCTGTTTTAGGATCAAGATTAACTTTAGACGCAGAAGTAGATGGTTTACTACTGCTATCGTCACTAGCCTCACTTTGTTGATTATTTTTCTTTGGTCCTGCATCTACAGAAACCCATTTCCATCTATCTTCACCAAACCAACCTTTTTCACCTGTAAGAACTCTTTTCCATTTAGTAGGGTCAAATGCCATAATATCCGCAGTAGTAAGGTTTTTCTTACCAAGCATCTCTTCTAATTCATAGCGTCTGATAAATTTTTGTTTTTCTCCATCGATTCTAAATCTAAAAAGATCAGTAGCCATAGGTTCTGAAGGTCCACCTCCTGCTTTTTCAAATGGGTGAAATTGCACAGAGCCGTATTGGGTATGGGCAATTCCGTGTATGCCTTCCAATCCACGATGCTGATGTCTCCGTTGCATATCTGTGCTACCTGCTGCTAAAGAATCTGCACCAAAAACTACATGTGTCTTAAAATTTGTAGGTGGAGAACTAACGTCTTTTTTTACTGCATTTTTTTCTTGTCTAGCTACAACTTTATCTTCTCTACCGTTATCTTCTGTAACAGGTCTACTTCTCCTAGCTTTTTCAAATTCATCTGTTCCATATGAAGGCATAAACACTTGTTCAGTTTGCGTGTCTAAAGATTGCGGCATTTGGGCTTTAGTTATAGGAGAACCCAACGTAAGTTGTGAGTCAGATATTGTAGGCTGTGCTATATTAGGAAAACGTCCTGCTCCACCTCTTCTAGATGAAGGTAATTGTGTTTGTCCTAGTGGCTCATACTTGAGTAAATTTGATGCAGATGGTTCTATCATCGGTGCATCAAAAGTATTAACTTGAGGAGGTTGTAAGCCTTGCATAGTAGCTACAGTCGGTCCTGCTTGAGTTGTACCTAAAGGAGGGAAACCGCCTTCAGTTTTTAGATTGTTGTCACTTCTTTGTCTAAGAATCATATCTCGTGTGTCTGGAGCAGATACAGCTTGGTCTTCTTGAGGAGCTTTAAGGAGAGGCTCACCTCCAAAATACTTTGTAGTTTTAGAAGGATCTATATCAACAGAGCTAGGGTCAAAGTCTGGTCCTGCAAAACCTGACGGTGTTGGTGACGTATTAGTAGGTCTGTAAGATGGCTGTGGATCTCGACTTCTACCTTCTCCATAAAGACTATCGCTTGACGTAGGTAAATAGCCACTGTATCCTTGCGGTGTAAAATAAGCACCAGTTTTATATTGATCGGACATATCAGTAGGAACATTGGCTTGAGGTAGTAGCCCTGCAGTTCCTTGAGGTGTTCCTGTTGGAGGAGACACTGGTGGTGCTACATCCTGAACACCAGAACCAGTAGCTCTATAAGGAGGTGCTACATCTTGAACACCAGAACCAGTAGCTCTATAAGGAGGTGCTACATCTTGAACACCAGTTCCTCCAGATGGAGGTACATAAGTAGTAGGTGCTGCTCCTGCTTGGGGAACTGCATCCATACCCTCTATAAAGCTAGGTGTTGAGAGTATTTCTGGTCCTTCTCCTGCATAAGCTGCTCCAGATAAAGAAGGTTCAGTTGGCAAAGTCTGGTCCATCTCTTGCTTAATCTGTGAAGCCACAAGCTTAAATCTTTCTAAGTGTCTAAGGGTTCTAGGTGGGGTTTGTTTATATAATTTTGTGTTACTAACGAATTTACCCTCGTCAGAAAAAACAGCCTGTCCATCAGCGTTTACATAATTATTTACAATTTGTTCAGCCACTTCTTCATAATCTCCTTTCAGTATAGCCCTGTCTAGTTGAGTGAAAGTCTCATACCTATCCGTGCCTAATTGAAAATGCATATTTATAAGAGTGGCTCTTGCTAAAGGAGTGTAGTTCGGTGTTGTGTCAGGTTTATATTTGTTGTCAATATAAGATGCAGATTCGTTTAGTCGTTTTAAAAATTCCTCTTTAACAATGTTTTCAGAGTAATCTTTTTGTATAGCCTCTTCACTGACCTCATTTTTCGCACCCAAGTATATTCCAGGACCAACAGTCCAGTTACCTGTTGTATCTAAATATGCTTTATATATAGTTTCACCATTAACTGTTCTAACAGCAGGTCCACCGTCATGTGTGCGTGTTTGGTTTTTTAGACTACGACTATTTTTTAAATCATCTAAACTAGATACACTAGCTTCATCTAAAAGAACACCTACAAGAGGATCAGTAATATTTACTACTCCTGCAGCCATAGGGTCAGCGTCTGTCGTTACATCTGTTCTACTAGCAAATTGTTGTCCAACAGGATATGCACTTTTGTCGCTGTCGACTCCTGCCATTATAGCACTCATAGTACTAGTATCGCTACTAGCAGTTTCTACCATGTCATCTGCACCCTGCTCTTGTGCTAGTCTAGCTGCTGCTTCATTATAAGGGTCTAAAGAAGGTTTAGAATAGTCAGGTCTAGGAGACATGTTTTGATCTGGTTCTCCTTTTAAATAGTCACCTACAGATTCAAATATGCTTTTTCGTTCAGCCATATTTATAACCCTAGTAAGAGCCGTAATCTCTTCACTGGTTAAGTCTTTTCCTGAAGAAGGGTGTTTTCCTGTCTCTATCGCTTTTTTAGCATACTTTCTAGCTGAAGATTCACTAAAATTTAATAAAGTTCCCAATATAGGAACAAAACCTGCTGCTGTTCTTAGTCCACTATCCTGATCGTCTACCCATCTATTCCAATCATCGGCAGTAAAAGCTTGAAACCCAGGAGAAGGAGCAGATGGTGTAAAACCTTGGCTTGGTCTTTCAGTATAGGGTTCTGGCTGTGCTGTTGTTTGTTGTGCTGTTTGTTGTGCTGCCGCTTGGTCGGATGCTAATACAAAACCTTCAGGTATAGTTGACATAGGTTGCCCATTAAAGAAAGGTATAGTTATCTGTCTACCTGTAGCAGGATTAATGAAGACTCTCATATCAAAACCAGTAGTAGTATTTTGTCTTTGCATATACCTTGTATTAGGATTATAAGTAAAAGTAGGACCTACTTCACCGCCTTCAGCCATTTCCCTAACTGGCTCTTCTACTGTTTGTAACTCAGATATATCAAAAGGGAGTTCGTCTTCCATAGGATCACCCACAGGTTCACCGCCTATACGTCCATCTTGTTCCATCTTTCCCATGCCCATTTTAGCTTCATCTCTAAGGTCTTCAAAAAACTTCACTCCAAAGTATCTAACAACATCAGCAGGAACAACATATTCACCTTCGCTTAACCTTGCAGGAATATCATCTCGTACTTCTTGGTCCATACTTCCAGAAGGAACTTCATTTCCACTTACAGCGTCTATGTTAGCTCCGTCATCCTGTAAGCCTCCTTCTTCCATAAAAGACATTTGTGTTTGTTGTTGTAATTTCATTGGTACTATCCCACCTTTGTTAAATGCAAATGCCGCAGCATCCCCAAGTTTAGCATTTTTAGCTAGTACAAGTGCGCCCACCTGTATAACTTCACTCGCTTCAAGTACAGGTTCTCCTGTAGCTCTGTTGTAGAAAAAACCTCGTCTTGTTGGGTCATATCCTACTTGTATCCATTCATCACTGTCAAAAACTTCTTTAGCTTTTTTAAAGGCTGAATCATCTGTAGCGTTTACAAAAGACCCTTCCATAACTGCATATGGAGCTTTAGGTTTCCCTGTTGCAACTTTTAAAGCTTTTCCTACGTTTGCAGAATCAGGTTGAATAAATGTCACATCTTTTAGTACAACAGTAGGACTATAAACTGTTTTTAACTCAGGGTGAGTTAATGTAGGTATCCATGTGTCGTAGTCTGTATATGCGTTAATATCTAGTCTTGCAGTAACATTATCCCCATCAGGTATGCTAGTGTTTAAACCTATGACACCTTTAGTTCTTTTACCTGCGTCTAATGCACTAACAACTTCTTTGTAGCTAGAAGGTTTTTGTATGTCGCTTATTTTTCGTATAGGTCTAAAAACGTCTGCTGCTTCTCTGTACTCTGCTGTAGTTATGTTACCTTCTTCTACCCCTTTAGCTAGTCCTATTAGTTTTTCATCTCTGCCTTTAAGTTTTTTTCTATACTCTTCAGATGTAGCGTTTTTATTTCTCCATCTATTTATCTTAGCATCATCTAATCCTGCAGCTTTTAAAGTTCCAACATCAAGTTTAATTAAAGGTCGTTTTACATAATCATCAATAGCTTCACCAACGTCTTTAGCAACATCACCTGTTACTTTTGCGATGTGTTCAGGAAAAACCATAATTTGTTTTGATCGGTCTTTAAAGTCAGCAAACAGAACAGAATCGTAGCCTTCGTCTTTTATCTCTTGAAAATTTTCTTTTAGTCTTTTTCTATCTGCTGCTGTCTTAACTAAAAAGGGCTTTTCTAAATTAGATAAATTAAATCTAGCTATGTTTTGACCTTTAGATATAGGGTTTCCATATATGTCTGTACCTCCCATAATACTACTTGGAGTTACATAGTTACCTGCTTGGTCTACGGTTATCATTGCTTTACTAGGAGTTGTAGTAAACGCTGATCCCACATGAGTAGCTTTAGGGTCATTCATTAGCTTTATAGCTTCTTGACCTTTTATATTTCTAGCTGTTTTTGCTGATCCTCCAAGATCTAATGCTCTCATGTTAGCATACTCTTCTGCTACTTTAGGGTCTATAGTAAAATAGTAACCTTCACCTAAAAACTGATCTTGCTTCCTAGCAAAGCCAATATCAAAGAAAGGTTCGTCTGGACCTCTTTCTCTAGCTGTACCGTGATAACCCCATAAACTGTCTTCGTCTGGTTGTGTAGGAAGCTCATCTTTTTCTTTTTTTGGGAGCTTATCAAAAAGCTCTCTTACAGGGGATTTACCTGCACGAACTGCTTTTAGTCCTGCTTTTAGTCCTTTACCTGCTAAGTCTCCTACTACAGGAACTACACCTAATGCCATTGCTGCAGTATTAACTGCTGTTCCTAATACGTCACCTTTTTTAGCACTTTCAACAACATCACCTGCTGCTAATACATCTCCTACAATAGGTACAAAGTCAGCTACCCCTGTAGCTTTTTTACCTATGGTTCTTTCAGCCATGCCTCTTAACCCCATAGCCTCTTCAGTCTGTGCGTCTAAATCATCTGACTGTATTTGTGGGTCAAGAGCCATTAACTTGTTCCTTTAGTTTTAATAGTCTTCGTAGTGCGTGTATGCTTCCTTGAAGACGATGCACATCTACTAGTGTATGAGCTTGTTCTAATGATCTACCGTACACGTTTACTTGTCTTTCTATCTCTTCTTTAAAGTCTTCATAAAGAGCATTATTATTAACCAACGGTTTTAAGTTAGGCATTACCTGAGAATCCGTCTTCTTGTGGAAGTGGAGCAGTGCCGACACCTATTTGACTACCGCCACCGCCTGATGTATCTTGTACATTAGCTCCTGCAGGTGCAGGTTCAGGTGAATTAGGTGGAGGCTGACCTTCAACAGGCATACCTTCAGGTGGAACTGGAGGTGGAGCAGGTTGTTGAAATTGTTTTAGTATCTCAGCTTGAATAGCTGCGTCTTGTAGACTGTTAGTTACTTTGTCAGGGTCTAAGTCCATACTCTTAGCTATTTCTCTTATGATGTAATCCATCTTAGCAAACGGTGCAAGTGCAGGATTAGACGCAACTTGTAGAAATTGCATTAAGCGTTGGCTGCGTACTTCATTAGCCATTAGGCTTTCTGTGCCTTGAGCTTTAACTTCTAAATCACCCTTAATATTCGAGTCATAATCAAATTGCATATTAAAACTAAAGAAAGCTCTACCTAGTGGTGCTAACAAATAATCGTCTACATTCTTCACAACATTTCTAATAGAACCATTAGCGGCTGACATAAGCATAGATATACCTGATGCAGTTCTGCCTACACCTGATACTCCTGTCTGTCCGTGAGCAAAACTAGGGAAGCCTGTACTTTCATCTGCCAGTACTCTAGCCTTATCAAATAGCTGCATATTCTCCCCTGCTACGTTTGGAAATTTTGTTCCGAATATAGCCTGTCCTGGTGCGCCACCCTGTCTTCTAAACACTTTTCCTGGATATACTGACAGGTCTTGTCCTGGAACTAAGTTAGTTTCATCTACTTCAATAATTAAGTTGCCACTCAATGCTGCGTTGTCAATAGCCATACGCATAAACCCATTCATAAGAGTTTGTGTATCATCCATATTCTCAGCAATTCCCACACCAAAGAAGCTGTAGGGATTAAGCTCATATGGTACGGCATAGTAAGGTATACGAACTGGCTTAAACGGATTGATAACAAGCCGTAGTATTTCTCCATTACATACCCATATATTAACATTTAGCTGATCCATATCTTTTAATTCAGACGGAATATCTAATCCATTTTCTTCTAACGTATTAGCATCTACATATCCCCAAAACTCTAACACTTCATATCTTTCAATAGATAACTGTGTAGTGTAGTCTACCATATCGTCTTCCCAGTATTTACGGTTGTAGGAAGCACCTAAATCAATAGCTCTATCTACAGACTCTTCTCTAAAGAAAGGACGCATCTTTAAACTTCTCATTTGCATACGAGACAATTTATGTCTTTCTACGACATACTCAGCCTCATCCATATTCTGTGCGTCAGGGTCAGGGTAGAAATCCCAAATAGAAACATGATTAGTGCAAGGTACAGTTTTAATTAAAGGGTCATACTCACCTTCGTCATTCCAGTTAGGGTATTCTTTGTCCATAGCGAATGGACCTTTCATTACACCTGTGCCGAACAAAGCCATTTCAAATGCAGTACTTCTAAGATGTTTATTCGCTCCAGACTCTTCTAACTGATCGTGTATTTTCTTTTCCATCTTTTTAGCTGATACTAAAGCAGGGTGAAAAGTTACAGTGTTTTGTGTTTTCCCTGTTCCTTCTATTAACTTTTCAGAAACTGGTTGTAGTTTATCTTTTAGTCCACCTAGTCTGCTTTGCAAATCAGAAGTAGTTTCTCCTGCTTTTAGTTCCATGTCTGGACTAAACAAGTATGGCTCAGAAGGTGTGTCTTCAGATACTGTTCTAATTTCATCTAACGCTTTATCTGCATTAGGATCTATATTAATATGAACAGACTCGGCTACACCGTCTGGTAGTCTAGTAGGATTTACTGTAAGGGGAAATCTATTATTGCCAAATAGAACGTCAGCTATTTGACCATAAGCTGCTAATGTTTTAGTCTTAGTTACTTTAATAAATACACGAGACTTTTCAGCCTCAGTAAATTGTACATCAGATCCGTATAGACCTCGGTAATTCTTGTACGCTTTTAACCATCGTGTTTCATCGTTTTTTCTAGCGTCTTCTGCTCTTTTAAACCTTTCACTTATAAACACATTAAGTGTTGACGGATCTCTTAGAGCGTTGTCTCCTTCTTCTATAACGGAGACTTCATCTGTATCAAAGTTTAGTTCTTCATTTGCCATGTTTTAATATCCAAATTTAGCGTCAGCTACTTGAAAGCCTGACTTCTGTGTTGCAGGGTTGTAATCCCATAATGAGCTTCTTGGTCTTGTCATAATGCCATATCTAAGAGCATCATACATGTGGTCAAGAGCGTTAGTATCTACATCTTCAGGGTTCTTCTTATCTAAAGGTAGAGTAGGTATCTGACTAATGCACTCCGTACAGTTGTTAAAGAACACTAGTCTAGGTTCTTCGGTGAACTCGTCAACTTGTAATCGTCTATGGACCTCATTCTTTCCTGCGACTCTTGAGCCTTTGCTGCGATCTGACGGTCTAAAGCGACAACCTCGTTGTACCATCTGTTCTGCCAGAGATGGACCAGTATCCCCACGTTTGTGCCAAAGGCTACTGTCCAACACACCATACCGAATACCTCCATCATCTTTTTCTGCCTCCAAGATCATATCAGCTAAGTCTACTGCTAATACTTTAGAAACGTGAAGCTCCCTGTACACTACAAGTTGCTCTGATGGAGTAACGGCAAACCAAACAACTGCTGAAAAGCTTCCGTATCCGTAGTCACAAGCCCTGAACTTAGTCCAACTATTAGGTATCTTATAAGGTTCAACTGTGTGTATCTGCCTGTTGAACTCAGGAAACGCAGCACCTTCAGCTACATCCCAATCACCTTCTAGTAGTTGCTTTCTTTGCTGTTCAGGCAAAGATAAAAGCATGGCTTCGTAGTCACCTGTGTCTGACAAGTAAGGGTTATCAAAAAGTCTAGCAGGAATAAACCTGCGTTTGAATAATGGTTGCCCTTCTTTGCTGTGACCTTTAGGAAAAGTTATTACTTCTCCTGTTTCTATATTTGTAGCCCAAAAAGACTTATTTGGTGGTGCAGGGTCTATAAATGTTTTCTTTACCCACTGATGTCCTGCTCCTCCAGGATTTGTAGTACCTCGCATGTATAAACCTAAAGCAGGGTCTACACTTCTAAGTCGAGATCTCATATAATCCCACGCAAAGGGTGTTGCCCACTGCGTCATTTCGTCAAAGCCTATCCAGTTAAACGCTTGTCCTTGATACCGCATTACGTCTAAGTCACGGTCTAGGTAGGACATCCACAGTCTGCCACCTCTAGGTGAAGTCCACTGCGATTTACGTTCTGACCACTTTATGTTAGGAATTGCTTTAGGGTACAACTCCTGAGACTTCTGTATTAATTCTCTTAGTTCTTCTGTCGTGTGTCGTACTAGCAACCCACTAAAGTTTGGGTCATTTAAGCCTCGCAGAGGGTCAGCAAGCATTGCGAAACTTTTGCCACCCCCTGCTGCACCTCCGTAAAGAACTTCCCTTTCAGATGATGCTAGGAAGTCTGTTT